TTTTGCATCGCTTTCGTTTCGAAACCGGTGCATACCTAATCAAGTTCCCAAACGAAAGCGATGCAAAATACGCCAATCGGCAAGAGCTTGGAGTCTATCCGAACTATGTCTCCAAGATCGTAGACATCTATTCGGGCTTCCTCTGGCAGAGGGAGCCGATACGCGAGGGACCGGACCTATATGCCCGGTTCACGGCCAATGCCAACGGTGCCGGGAAATCGCTGAACTGGCTGCTGCAGGTGTTCCAGCGCCAGGCAATGCTGCTGGGTACGGTCTATGTACTGGTGGATAAGTCCGAGCGGGTGGCGGCAACGCGGGCCGATGACCGTGGCGTGTACGTCGTGATGCGTTCTCCGGATGATTTGATTGGCTATGTACTGGATGGGATGGGCGGTTTCGCGCGCTGCTGTTTTTCCGAGATACAGGACGGCGTTACCAGGTATCGGCATTTCGATGCCGAGGGCTGGAAGATCAGCTCGGATGCGCGGGGGGAACATGTGCTGGCGGAAGGGTCGTATGGATTCGGAAGACCACCGGTGGTGGCCCTGCATAGCACGATTCCTTTGCGCGAGGGCGATGTCGAGGCGCGCCCCTGGGTGTATCCATTGGCCCAATTGAATTGGGACTTGTATAACCAATGCTCGGAGCTCCGCTGGCTGTTCCGATCACAGGCATTCGCCATGCTGAAACTCCCGGTGAAGGACCGGGCGGAGCGAGATCGTCTGGCCCAAATGGTGATCGGGCCGAACAATGCCCTGGCCTACGATCCCAGCGATGGCGGGGAACCCGGTTTCATAGCCCCTCCGCCGGAGCCGGTGACGGCGTACCAGGCCAACATCGCTGCAACCATCGAGCGCATCTACGCGCTGGCGAACCTGGAATTCGTCGGCGGGGTGCAGCAGAGTGGGGTGGCGCTGGCCTTTCACTTTCAGGAGGCGAACCGCACGCTGGGGATGATGGCGGCCAACCTGGAACAGGCGGAACGGCAGATCGCGGGTTTCGTGTGCGCCTGGAACGGGATCGAGTTCCAGAGGAACATCGCCTATCCGAGGGATTTCAACTTGACCGATCTGGCGCAGGAATTGACGCTGGCGATGGAGTCCGTGCAACTGGGGGTGTCGCCCACCTTCGATCAGGAGGTCAAAAAGCGGGTAGCGCGGCAGGTGCTGGGGCATGGGGTGCAGCAGGCGACGATGGATCAGATTGATCGTGAGATCGAGGCCGGCGGCGATATCTATGGCGACCGGGCGGCGAAGGCCGCCGCGTGACCGATTACGCCGAACTGCACCGGAGGCTTTGGCAGGCGGTGCAGGAGCAGGATGGAAAGATAGGACGGGATACGGCGGCGTTCGTCCGGCGGTTGGTGGAGAAGCTCCAGTCTGATGGCTATCAGATTACGCTAGAAGTCGAGGCGGAGTTATCCGCCTATCTGGGCCAGATCGACGGTTGGGTGCGCGGCGGGATCGAAACGGCGGCAAACACCATGATCTCCGGTGCGGCAATCGGATCGAGTATGCGCAACGAGACCGTTGCCAGGTTGGCCACGGAAGCATTTTTCCGCCAATGGCAGGACGGGAAGCGCTTGTCGGAGCGGCTGTGGGATCTGAAGACCGAGACCAGGCGCGGCTTTGGCCAGATTCTGGCGGAAGGCGCGCAGACCGGGCAGGCATCCGGTGGGTTGATCTACGATTTGCAGCGGCAGATCGAAATGCAGGGCGCCCGCTTCCGTCTGGACCATAAGTCGCTGAACGACTGGGCCACCCGTCTGGCGGCTACCGGCAAAGACCTGCTGAAAAATCCGGCGGCGCGGGCGCGATGGGAAAAGGCATTGGGCAAAGTGGAGGCACATGTCGATACTCTCAGAGCGACCGGAACCCGCCATGCCGCGCAGGCGGTGCTGAAAAAGATTCGCGCGGCGGTGGAGCAGGGCAAGGCCGAGGCCATCGATGAGGCGGTGAAGTGGTGGATGTACGACAAGCAGCTCTACTACCTGAAACGTATCGTCCGCACAGAGATGGCAGACGCCGGACATCAGGCGGTGCTGGCGGCGACGCGGGACGACCAGGACATCGTGGGCTACTGGTGGCGGCTATCCTCCGGCCACCCCGAAGCCGACATCTGCGACTATTACGCCGGCATCGAACTAGGACTTGGCAAGGGCGTCTGGCCCAAGGACCAAGCGCCTCAACACAAAGCCCACCCACATTGCATGTGCCTGATTATTCCCCGCGTCACCCCACGCCGGGAAAAGGGCGCGGCGAATTATCCCGATCTGCTGCGCAGCCTGACGCCGGAGAAGCGGAGCGAGATCATGCCGCGTTGGGCGCAATCTGCGCTGGACGATGGCGTGAAAATTGAGCAGTTGATGCGATCAGACGGAATGGGATTGATAACGAAAAATGAGGCGGAGTCTGCCAAAATAATTTAAAAACGCCTTGACAATTACTCCCAATGGGAGTATAAAGTATACCGTCGGATGGCAACAACGGACACCAATATACGCCAAGGACGGCGACCCGCGCCTCGGGGCAAAATTACAGGGGCGGAGAAAACCAATGATCACCATTAACAACCTGCATACCCTCACCCTCGAAAACTTGGCGGACAAATCCGCCTATGATGATTGCGAAAAACTGAAATCTATCGCCTCCCATGCCGCAGGGCGCAATTGGGAAACCATAGCTAAAGGCCGTATGGGCCGGGGCGAGTTCCGTATCGCATGTCAGTCAGGACAATATCCCTCCATCGTTATGGAGGAACTCCGCCGCGAGCTGGCAGAACTGGCCCGGATTGACGACATGATGGACGATGCCACCGAATCTCTGGCCGTGCTGGAACTCCCGGCTGGATGGACGGCAAAACCTGGCTATCCGGTCATCGTCTTGACCGGCCCATATAATGCTGAAATGCCGGCACGCCTGCGCCGCGCGGGAGGCCATTGGGATGCAGTAGAGAAAACCTGGAATATCCCAACCGAGAAACACGCCAGCCTAAAACGTATTTTCGCCAACGCGCAAAAATCGGCTGACCAGAAATTAGCCGCTGCCCGCGCAGCCCAGGAATCGAAAAAGCTGGCGCGGGCTAATGACATCGCCCTCAAACAGGCCGAACGCGACGATGCCAAAAAACGCCGGGCTGTTGGCCTCCAGCAACGGGTTAAAGTCGTCGCCGGTCGCTATCAGATCGGTGACGAGCTACAGGGGAAACGGATTACGGGGTTCGGTCAGGTATGGACCGAGTTCGGGCAGAAAATCCGGGTTACCGACGACACCGCATGCGTCTACGGCATGATGCCGGGGCTGGATTATTACCCCCTCGTGACCGTGCCCGGCGGCACTTTCTGCTACGCATATTTCGATTGATCCATCAACCACACCGCCAGCCCCGCCCGCACGGGGGGCTGGCCTCAGCGGGAACCACGATGAACATAAACATCAAACGAATCGACATGACGCTGTGGCAACCAACATTATTGGAGGAGTGGAATTGCGACCTGGATTCGGCACTGGCCGTACTGACTGAAAAAACCGGAATCGATTTCAGTCCCTATCGCAACGAAATCGCGACAAACCAGTCCTCATCTTTCGAGCGGAGGGAGATGGTATGCAGCGGCGATGGCGGTTATCTTGCCCACGTGATGTATAGCATCGAAATCCGGGCGGCGGATTCGGCAGAATATGCGCGGTATGAACCCATCCCCTCGACCGTGGAAACCGAGTGCGGGCGAGGCGTTGGAATGGGCTATGTGGCCATGCCATGAGCAACCATCCCAACCGCAGCCGGAACAGCCCGGCGGCGAACCCAACCCCCGGAGAAATCCGGGCCGCCCGCGAGGCGGCGGGGCTTTCACAGATTGCTGCCGCCTCGACCATATTCTGTAGCCTAGGCGCATGGCAGAAATGGGAATTAGGTATCCGCAAAATGCACCCGGCTTTTTGGGCATTGTTCAAAATCAGGATGGCTGCCCGGATGGGGGCGGAGAAAATCAATCCATCCCGCTCACAATCTCCATGAAATTATTCTTGCATTATTTTGTTTGGTGTGTATAATACAAACAGACAACCAACCAAGCGAGCAAGAAAATGAAAATCGCCCTATTACACAATCATTACGATAAGGATCATCTTTCATCCGTTATGGATGAAATGCGGGTTCTTGGCGCACCGACGATCAAGGCCGTGTGGATGGAGTGCTGGGGCGTCTGGGCCGCCCTAGAGGGCTGTCACCGAATACGCGCAGCATCAAAACTCGGCATGGTTCCTGTAATCGACGAGATCGAGTACAGCGAGGAAATTACGACCGAAGAAATCGGCCTCGGCGATTTCTTTGACGGCGATGTCTGGACCATCGCCGAACTTGCCGACGAAGCCTGCAACAAGCCAATCCTCACCTTTGAGGACTGAGTATGAAAATCGACATCTCTGGAAACTGGAGGCTCTACACCAACACCCTGCCGGCCAGAGGCCGGGCGCTTGGCACCATCACCCGCGATGGTTGCGATACTGGCGCACTGGTGCTGTGCGAGGAAACCGGCATCTATGTGCAGGCCAACGCGGGCGCGATCCGTAATCTCCCTCAAGCCAAAGTCACAGCGGCTCTGAAAGAAGCGCGCACCGGGAAGGGCGGACCCGGTCGAGGACAGGGCCGCAAGGCGGCTGATGGTGCTACCTGCCTCAAGCGCACCAACATCTCCATTGACCCGGATAGCGCTGGCATCCTACGCGCCATCGGCGATGACGATTTGTCGCTTGGCATCCGTCGCGCAGCCGCGATGCTCAAGTCTCACTCGGGACCGCCGAGTTAGGATCAGGACTACGCCAAAACCGATTAACAAGCAATACTAGGAGATGAAGGAGATGAAAATCAATCTTAAAAACATGAGCTGTCACGAGCTTGAAGCCCTAAGCAAAAGGGCTGCTAACCTGGCAAAGGATTTGCGAGGCAATCAACCGTCGGATGAATTGGCACTGGAAGCTGGAGTTGAAGATGTATCGTACACAACTGTGAGACATGGCTTGATTCCATCGTTCCGCGGGATCGCAGAAGTAATCATGTCCGATGGCCGCCGGTGGAAATGCATAGGGCACGGCCCGAGCGGTACCGCTCAATTTGTTTCGAAAAACGGGTTCATTGAGTTTATTCCGATGGACGACTAGCCCCCCGGAATCACGCCGCGAAAACGGACAAATCGTGTCCGTGCCCGGATTCGTTTCGGAGTAGCCACCCACCCACCCGAGAAAAAGCCCGCCCCAGCGCGGGCTTTTTTGTGCCTGCAGAAGATATTGCGCAGATATGCGGTTATGTGATAATGACGCTCAACGTCACAGAGTGACGTTTTACGTCACTTAATGCAGGAACCACATGAGCGAAGCATCCACCACAACGACCACACAAACCGGACAAACCGGACAAACCAAACCGGATGAGCCTGCACAAGTCGGCCAATCCGTGGACATCCAGGCCGAAATCCAGAAAGCCCTGGCCGCTCAACAGATCGAGTTCCAGAAACAATTCAAGGCCGCGACCGGGCACGACAGTCTGGCGGATTTCCAAACATCCGAAGCCAAGCGCAAGGGCGAATCCGACAAATTGCTCGACAAACGTAACGCCGAATTGGCACAGGTACGAGCCGAACTGGCGCAGGCGCACATTCAGACTGCCATCCTGACGGCGGCCACCGATGCCGTGGATCCCACCATCGTGCACGCGCTGCTATCATGTCGTGCCAAATATGAAAACGGCGCCGTCACCGTCGACGGCAAATCCCCTATGGAGGCCGTCAAGGCCTTATTGGCGGAAAAGCCATTCCTGGCCAAGGCAGGCCCCAGCGGCAGCGGCTCTCCGCAGACGGGCGGGGGCGGAAGCAAAATAATGACGCGCACCGCATTTGATGCACTCGCACCGAAGGCGCGTAGCGATTTTCTCAAGAACAGCGGCACCGTAACTGACTAGGAGATGCAGACATGGCCAATACCCTCACCAACCTGATACCAGACCTCTATGAGGCGCTCGACACGGTCGCCCGCGAACTGACCGGGCTGATTCCTGCCGTCACGCTCGACGCGGGACCGGCCCGCGCATCGCTGAATTCCACCGTGCGTTCGCCGGTGGCGCCTGCGGTATCGGCCACTGACATCACTCCTGGAGTGACGCCGCCCAACGATGGTGACCAGATTATCACCAACCGCACCATCACCATCAATAAATCCCGCCGCGTGCCAGTGCGATGGAACGGGGAGGAAACGCTTGGGATAAATAGTGGCCCAGGCTACAACATGCTGTTGCAGGATCAATTCACCCAAGCCATGCGCACTTTGGTAAACGAGGTGGAAACTGATCTGGCAGCCCTGTACACGGGCGCATCCCGCGCCTATGGCACGGCAGGAACCACGCCGTTCGCATCCGATCTGTCGGATTCCGCCAACATACTGAAAATCCTGCTGGATAACGGCGCGCCGCAATCAGACATGCAAATGGTGTTTAACACCACGGCGGGCGCCAAGGTACGCACTATGGCCCAGCTATCCAAGGTCAGCGAGGCTGGCAGCAGTACCTTGTTGACACAAGGGTCGTTCGGATCGGTTCACGGGATGATGTTCCGCGAGTCTGCACAGATCAAATCTGTTACAAAAGGCACTGGGACCAGTTATCTGGTGAACAACGCATCCAACTATGCCATTGGTGCCACCACCATTGCCGTCGATACCGGCACCGGCACGATTCTGGCAGGCGATGTCATTACCTTCGCCGGCGACACAAACAAATACGTCGTGGCCACGGCACTGTCTGGCGGCAACCTGGTACTGGCGGCTCCCGGCTTGCGGCAAACACTGGCGGATAATACTGCAGTCACCGTTGGCAACAACTACGCGGCCAATATGGGATTCTCCAGATCGGCCATCGTGCTGGCCACCCGCGCGCCGGCGCTGCCGCAGGGCGGCGATATGGCGGATGACAGAACCATTCTCACCGATCCGCGCACCAACCTTTCGATGGAGGTCGCGCTCTATCGGCAATACCGGCAGATTCAGTACGAGGTTTCCCTGGCCTGGGGCGCCGCCGTGATGAAACCGGAATTCCTGGCGTTGTTGCTGGGATAGGCCAGTGAAATGAATGTGTCCATCCAGTTCGATGCCCATCGTGCGTTTTCGGCTCTCGATGCACTGTCCGATCCGGACATGGCGTCCCGCGCTACCAAGGTCGCAGCGCAGACCTACCATGATGATATCTTGGACTGGATCGATGCTGGGCGTTCGTTCAAATCTCGGACCGGGTCGTTGGAGCAGTCGATTGGATGGATGTCTCAGGGCGATACTTCGGTGGTGTACGCCAATTCCGAAATCGCGCCATATCTGGAATTCGGAACCGGAACGCATGGCCCGAAGGCTCAACCCTATTGGATCAGGCCGAAAGCTGGACGAAAAGCTTTGAGATGGCATGGCGAGGGCGGCGCAGAGATTGTGCGCCGCGCAGTACAACATCCAGGAATTGAAGCCATGCCGTATTTCTTCGCCGACCAGACCGCGCGCGAAGATCGAATACGGGAAGCCGTGATGGCCGACCTGGCGGGGCGGTTGTAATGGCCGTCTATGCCGATCTGGCAGATTGCTCAGATGCAGCAATAGAAGTTGAAGAATCCAACCTAGAATATGCGGATGTCCAGGTGATCGCCGCGTTATTCGGCATTGGCATAGATCCCACCACTATTACGCTACCAAATCACCTGTTGACCAGTCTTGCCGTTGCCGAGGCTAGCGCCCAAGCGGCATTGCTGCAAAGCTCCGGCGATGGTCCATTGATGGCCAAACATACCGCTTGGGCCGCTTCTGCCAAGGTGTTGCGGGCACGGTTGTCGCGCGCAGCTCTTGGAGTTGCGAATATTTCTGCTGCGGCTGGCGGCATTAGCTCGATCAGCGTGGATAGAGCCTGATGGCGATGGTATTCCCCGATCTGGAGCCCTGGATTGCTCGGCTGAAAGCGGAATGCCAGGTGTTTCTTGGCTCCAATGTTTTCGGCGCGGTGGAATACGCGGCGGCGCGGGCCAAGGGCGCCAAAATGACGCGGGCCTATGTGATGCCAATGCGTAGTGCCAGCGAGCCGCTGGTGTTGCTGGGGGGCGCGATCCAGCAAGAGGCTACTGACATGGTCGAGGTGCTTATGGCCGTCCGTAACGATGCGGATATTGCCGGAGGGGAAGCGGCGGCAGATGTCATGGTGACGCGTAATCAGGTGCTCGACGCACTTAACGGCTGGCAACCGATCAACGGCGGTATCGTTTTGTACCGCTCAGGGCAGCGAATTGGATTCGATGATTTCACGGTCTGGTGGAGCGATGTTTATAGCTATGACTACAGGTTGACACGCTGATGCCTAATAACACGATAGATGCAAACGAAGATCATGACGAGGCTCAAATGCACATCGTCAATACG